AACAGGAGTGGCTGTTCCAAGCCCTGCTCCCGGAAAAATCGGAGTAAGTGAAATGATATAATTTGTGCTTGGCATTGATGCCGGAAAACTCACTGCTACTGTTGAATCAGCACCCGCTCCAACAGTAAATCCTGATGCGATTCCCGAAAAAATCGTTGGGTTTACAATCGCATCAACTTGGTTCTGTAATCTCGTAAGCTCGTCGTTGATGTCTTGAATCTCTTGCGGTGTAACATCGCCAAGGCCGGGGACATTGATTGTTCCATTTGCAAGAACTTCGTCAATAAATACTTGAAACACTTCAGTCCAATTGCCTGACGGGCAGAAATCGTCAGGAACATTTGGGAAGATAATTTGAGGAGATGAACCTTGATTGTCCATTTAAGCGATAGAGTAATCCCAATACCGTTCTTGGCAACACAAATTTGTTGGGCACTCGTCCTTGTCTTCTGGACAATCGCCTATCGGGCTGTCTTCGTTGTTCTTAATGTTCGCCATTATTCTAACCCTGTCCACAGTTGCGGCCCCAGTAAGATTCACTTTAATCTGGAACTCGCTTCCCTCTATTGATGGTATTTCTGCAATGTCGTTGCAATCATCGGGGTCTGGCGTTGTGAATTTGTATCGCTTGTAAAGATTGCCACCCAACCTAGGGGTGCATTCCGACTTTAAGACCGGAGCGCATGACGGACACCCGTATGTAGTTTTAGGCTTTAAGTCCGACCAACAGGGGTTGCTGTCAGCCCGATACTCAACACTTGTTGAAACATTGCTGCGAATCTCACTTAACCACATCTCCCCGCCTGTAATTCTTTTCCGTAGGAATTTGTTGGTTTGTTCGGATAGATCAAAATCGTATTTGCCAGTAGTGAAGAAACTTTGGATTTGGACCGTGCCATTCTTGCCAAAATCATCGCCAAAATTATTCGTAACTTCATACAATCTATTATTGTTGTCGTCATCAAAACTGAACCCAAATCCTCTTTTCTCCGAGTTGATCATCGCGGTTAGAAGTTGAGTTGGGCGGATTCCGGTCCAGATGCCATTCCATCTAAATGTGATTGCGCTATCCGGTGAAGGGGTTGCGCTTTGATCCAGATCAAGAACCACCATCCCCCTGTGATATCTGTGAAGCCCCGGTGCTTCTGCCCGCTTGGTTTCTGGGGCCACCGTATTTATCAAATAGTTGTCGTAATACATGGTGCTGGCGAATTGCTTCATCCATGGCGTGTCTCGTTCGACCCACTTATTTACCTCGCGGGACAGCTTTCGCATTGAAAAGTAATTATAGAATTCCGATTGGCTGTTAGAGTAAAACGCCCAACCATCATGCGCTCGGAACCAGAGTTCTGAATTAACTGTTGTCAGATAAGGGCTGGCGCACCCCCTCCCTATTAGGGAAATAAGCTGGATGTTGGAAAGATTCCATTCGGCTCTCGGTATGCTCACATCCATTGAAAAGGCTCCATTCTCGCACAACACAACAAGGACGCCTTGACCCCTCAAGTTTCCAGATAGCGTTGGCATGACCTTCATCCCTGTAATATTCCCCAAGTTCGCTGGCGTTCCGAATGCCCCGCCTTCCGCCCAATATGTAATCTCCGTAAAGTTCTCCGTGTTCAGCGTGTCGTTGAAACCGTTTCCGTAAATGATGTCGGATGCGTAAATAAGATTAAGCTTATCAGACACGAAAACGCGGCCAAATGCATATTCCATTATCGTTCCAATTGGCATCTTCCCAGCATACGGGTTAAGCCTTCTAGCATTCTCCGTCATCTTACCTCCCCATGTAATCGCATTCTGGTAGCCGTTCTGGATGTATACTCGATCCTCCGCTTGGACAAACCAAGTGTGCATTAAACTAGGATCGTTCCAGCCATTATTTTCCCTAGACGGGTCTTCTATGCCGGGGATCAGATAGGCATACGCGACATTATTAACAATCTTTAGAAAGTAAATCTTGCCAGCGATTGAGCAGATTATCCCGTCATTGGTTTCAAAGTTTGTTTTACGATATGGATATGCACCTTGGAAGTTTCCAGTTTGAATATCGTTAACGATAGTCTCTGGCTGGCCTTCTCCTGCTACAATCTTAATCTCCCTTATGCTTGGCCGTGTCTTGTTTATTCCTCCACGGAATGTGCGATTAACCGATTCGCTAACATAGTTTTCAGGCAAATACGATGGATGTGTAGCGGCATCTTGGGCGACTACAGAAAGAAATCCATCGAATACTGATCCTTCACTTGGCATTTAGGTCTTGATGAGATACCTCATCGCAATGTTTCTTGGGCGAGTTTCAGATGCCGTGCGCGGCGTTCCGTTTACGCCGTCAGTTACAGGGTCACCGGTGTTTGCCGCAGATGTAAATGCAGCAGGAGTGGGCGTTCCAAATGCCGCTGCTCCTGACAAAGTGAATGATGTGTGCCTGTGGCCTTGGAAAGCATCTGCTTGCTTCGCTCCAAGTGCCGCGCTTGCCGTTGTGTCCACATTGGTTCCGAATCCGCGAATGAAGTATCCGCGAAGATCAGGAAGTCTAAAGTCGGTTGGACCCTCTCCGCCAATGTTGTAAGTTGTTCCAATGGTTGCAAATAGATTTGCATACACGCCTTGGTTGATCGTTGATCCGTCACACTCAAGGTATCCACTAGGAAGCGCGACAGAAACTGGAGCGGCGTATGGGAGGATAAGCCCAGTCGGAACTGGCGAGAGAGATTGTGTTGCAAACTCAATGTTTGCTCCCACATATTGCAAAGACTCACCAGCAACGCCGTTGACAAAAGAAAGCTGACCGAGCGTGTTCTTGATTAGCACTCCATCTCCAGATGGAAATAGACTAGTTAAAGGACCAAGCCTCCACGCTGTGCCATCCCAGTATGCCAAGAAGTTGTCCAGCGAGTTGGTCGGCTCCCACGCCTTCATCGTTCCGTCCGCGAGAAGCACAACAATCTTTGGGGCATCACTCGCTTGATGCTCTGCCATATTGGGAAGTTTGATTGGCTGGCTTGTGCTGCCATCAGAGAACTGGATGTTGCCTGCGGGTGTTTGATAAAATAGAGCAGGTGTATTTGTTTTGGTAAGCGTTTTCTGGCAGGATGCCGAGTCTTCCACCACAATGCGCTGGGCATCGTTGGTGGTTGGAAGAGGCTCGCAGAAGAGCGGGAAACTTGGTTCGCAAGGCGGGCAGGGTTCGCAGGGCATAGTCGTTATTTGTTTAGGATTTCAGGCCAGACGGATTTGATCTCTTCCACAGTCGTGCCCGGGATTTCTGTATCTGTGACATCGCGCAACGCTTGTTTATCTGCGGCGATCAATGCTTGCTGTTGGGTGTCTCCAGTCTCAACCGCTTTCATAAAGTCAATGTCGAGAGCCTCAAGGAGTGGCTTACGGGCATCGCGCCATTTGTTCTTCCAGATCGCTTTGGCTTTATCTGCATTCAGTTTAGCTCCGGCTTCAGAATCAAATTCGTAGGCGTTGAAGAAGTCGTTATCAATGTTCAGCGAACTTACGATTTTATATGGATATCCACGCGGAACATCTTTGATTGCGGCAGATACATCTCCAGCAGGGATCACTACTGCGACTTGTCCATTAGGCTGTGGGTATGTAATGAAGCTCATAAGTTAGTTTCCAAATACTGATACATTTACCTCTGCCATATCTGCGGTTCCCGCTGTATTTGATTGTCCGGTTAATACAGAAACTGCCGAAGTTGTTTTATTTGAAGCGCCTCCTGCAAATGTTCCCTTTACTGCCCCGATCCCAGAAACAATATTTGTAGCAAATGATGCAGTTGTAATTGTTATTGAATAATTGGCGTCAGTCAATGCTGTGGCAAAGTTGATTGCGTAGTCTCCTGTTCCTGTTTTGGTAACGCTAGATACATTGAACTGCGAGCGAATGGTTCCGGGGCTTGTCGTTCCATTAAAATTCACCCATGCCTTTGCGATGCGAAGCCTTGTCGTAGAGTCCAGCTTTGCATTGGTAATTTGGTTGTCCGCAATCTTGTTGGTGGTCAAAGTAAGGTCGGGAATCTTTGTTCCATCCACCGCGTTGTTTGCGATCTTGATTGTGGTTACCGATCCGTCATCAAGCTTGCCCGTGGTAACCGCAAGGTTTGCGAGTTTCTGGGTGGTAATCGAACCATCTGGAATGGTCAGACCAATAGCCACCGCATTGTCTACATATTGCTTTGTAGCCGCGCCCAACAGAGCAACCGGATCGCCGCTCAAAATAAGCGGGCCCGTCATTGTATCGCCCGACTTCTGAACAACATCAGCCAATGTAGCCGCTGCGTTCGCCGCACTCGCCGCAGCTTGCTGTGCATTTGCGTATGCGAATCGTGCCGCCTCCTTAACATCGTCGCAGCACTCGTTGTTCGGTTGAGGCAACCCGCTTGGGTAGCAATTGTTGGTATGGCAACTCATTATTTTATCGTCAACGATAGTTGTTCATTTGTCTAGCGCAAGTTTTATCTTGCCTCAAATAATTCATATTCCGGTGCGGACTTCGCCCTTGATTCGGCGGCTGGCATGTAGACCCGCAGCCACCATGCCCCTGTGGGCTTCGGTGGTTTCCCTGTCTCAATGTGCCATCCCCCATACCCATCTCCGTATTCTTCCTTGTAGCCCGCGATCTTCACATGGGCCTGCCGTTTGATCTCAACCTTGTTCTTGTGGTTGAGCTTGATCCTCTCAATGGCTACCTGCCAGCTTTCGTGGACATGGCCGGATACCACGATGTCGGCGTCCGAGACATAGACTGCCTGCCTGTTCGTTTGGATCACGCCCCTTGTGACTGGACCTCCTCCACCACTGCCGTGAAAATACCAGAGGACGATTGATCCGTGCTGGCGGTTTTTATCTGATACTTGAATTCGCACGTAGCCAGAGTATCCTCCTCTGCGGGCGATGCCTCCGGTTGACCTTATTCTTTCTGCAAGCCTCTCATTTAAGTCGCTTTCGTGATTTTTGTTGATCGCCGATTCGTGATTGCCGTTGCCTCTAACCGTAAGGATTTTAGCGTAAGGTTTAAGGTATTCAGCCGCCGTGTTCACCAAACTATCCAAATAGTTCCCGTTCTGGTGTTCCGGCCTAATGTCATTCTTGTGGCTGCGCTTGTCATACTTGCCCTGCATGGCGCAGAAAAAGTCGCCGAAGTCCAGCACAGGGGCGTTCCGCTCCATCGCGAGGTCAAGGTGCTTCTTGAGCTTTTTACGATCACAATGCGGGTTGTCCCAGTGGACGTCTGATTGGAGGAGGAACCATTGCTCATCCCCGACCTTGCCCATCTCCACATCGAAGACATGGACATTGCGGCTGACTTCTTTGAAGCTCCATTTGCTCATATGTGGTGTTTTAGTTCTTGCATGAATCTGTCGAATTCCGACGGTTTTAAGTCATTCTTGCGGTTCGGGCTGACAGTTCTGTGGTCGGTGACATCTTTTATCGTCAACGATAACTTCTTCATGCGCGGGACGAGATACTCAATTGCCGACTCAATCATTTCCTTGGAGAGTGGTTCCTTGTAGGTGTCTCCCTCGAATGCCACCCCGAGGCTCCAGCTATTCAAATCGGGCCTGCCTCTCCAGAAGCTCTTCCCTGCATGCCATGCTCTCTGATTGTCGCCCGCCAAGATTGTGCGCTCTCCGTCTCGTTTAATGATACAATGGTAGCTCACCATGCTTTCCGGCCTCATGCACCAGTCCACCGATCCGGCATAACTTCCCGAGGTATGGTGCAGGACTACCGCTTTAGGGGTCATTATTTTCCCCTTGGAGAAGTTAGGGGTTTGCCGACTAACTTCTTTATATTTGGGCTTCACTTGTCGTTCAGCGTCCTTATCGGAAGCTCGTAACTGAACGTCCCGTAGTCGGTCGTGAATCCGACTCGTAAGGTTTCGCACCCAGTCAGCAATAAGATTACCAACATACATAGTGCGGCAAGGGCTATTAGCGAGCGGTCGTTCATTTCTTTTCGCGGCGGAATACTTCGTATGCGCCAATGAGTCCGATGACTGCCGTGCTGATCGCGCCGAATTGCTCTGGGTCGAGCTTCAACCCGACAAGGGCGGTGATAGTTCCGATACCAGCCCAAGTGGATTTCTCCTTCAGGCGTTTGAGGATGGCTTCTACAATTTTCATAGTCTTGTTATCTTCTTCCACATATAGACGCATGTCAAGATGCCAGCGATGAGGCCGACAAATGCGCCCGAGATTCGGAGTCCGGTTTCAAGGTGGGGGAGCATGGAGACTAGCACGCCTGACACGCTCGTCGCGGTTCCAAGAAGTCCGGTAATTGTGGGATGGTCGTTCATGCTACTCTAAAGTCTTGAAACCCTCTAGCGATCTCCTGCGCGATCAAGAGTTCCTGCTGATTAGAATTTAACACCGCAAAGCAACTAAAGCTAATCGGATTATCGTTGCCGATACTCGTCGCTATTGTCAGGTATCGCTCGTATCTCATGGTGTCTGGGTTCTTTTCTTCTGTGCAGGCGAGGCTCATTTCTGTCTCCAATGGACTTCCACCTTATCGGGGAACCACTCAAGATAACCTTCCCATTCACTCTCCGGCCCCGGAGGATCGGCTTTGATGAGCGGAACGAGCGTAGGGTCAACCCAGTCTTCCGGCACAGGATATGGTCTAATCGTTTCAATGCGAGGATTTCCTTCATCATCCAGCACAACGCTGGAAAGATACTTGTCCCCGTTTGCGAATATGAGTCCGTATGTTCGTAGCATAGTATTATGTTCCGTAAGTGATTTCTACTGCGTCCACAGAAGCTACCCACCGCCAAGTTTCAGAGGCAACGCCAGTAACCAAGATGCGAAGCGTGTCATCGGCGTTGTTGGCAGACAAGGCAATCGTAGTTCCTGCGGCGTTATCTGTGCCAATCGTGACGGGGGCGTAGACCTCGCTGGATGTGCCTCCGACATTCTTCACGCAATATTGGCGAAGATAGTGGGCGACTGCGCTACCATCTGATTTCACGCCAGAAATGTTGATCGTGAGTGCGATGACCTTGTTAGCTGGGATTCCGAGATATGTCGTAGCTCCATCCAATGCCATCTCGACTCCAGTATTCGTAGTCGTTTTGCAGCGAAGCACGAAGCGGGCGCGTTGGGCATCGCCAGATCCAGAGGTGTTGTTAAAAGCTCCACTCGCGTGGGCTTGCATACCGTAGCGATTTGCCAAACCACCAAGGCCGCACAGGATTGCTCCGCATGTTGCGGTCACTGTGTTTCCTATTCCGGCTCCAGTAGCATTGCCACCTCCAGCAATGACCCCCCCGGTTGCTTGAATTAAATTGGCCCTGCCTCCTCCAATAAAGGCATCACCAGAACCACCGTTAATTGCATGGAATCCACCTACTACTATACCTGAATTAGCTACGCTAATTGTGTTAGCATAAGCCGATCCCATGAATGAGTATGAGCCACTTAAAACATTGCTTGTTTCGCCGGTTCCAAAAAATGAATAATTCCCAGAGTTATTGACATTGTTTCCGCATCCAACAAAACTATTTGTTCCTGAGGCTGTATTGTTTGCGCCTCCGCAAATAACAGAATTATTGCCGCTTGCCACTTGTGTTGCCGCACTCCGAACCATCTGTAAATCCACAGCACTCGCTCCACGGGCATTGCCTCCGCTCGCCGCGCCGTTGGGCTTATTAGCAAGCAACGCCCCCGTGCCTTTTGGTGAGAGGACGAGCGCGCTGTTGGTTTCGGTGGTGTTCTCGGAAACTGTTACATGAGTCTGAACGCTATGATCGTTTAGTAATGTTCCTGCCGTGATGTTGGTTGTGAAGTTGATTGCTCCACCGCCGATGCTTGTTTCGACTTTGAAAGTAGCTCCAGATACTTCGCGGACAAAATAGTTTGTCGTTGTGTTGAGTCCGCTTCCGCCAGTCAATGCGGTAAAACGAACGGGTTGACCGTTGGCGAATGCCGAGCCAGTAGCTGTGATGACATCGGTTCCCGCATCGCCCGTTACTGCAAATGAGACAACTGTATCTTCAATGATGAGGCCAGAATTTTGGATTGTAAATCCACCTGTTCCATCTGCGCGGGGAACAACATTGTCCACAACTCCAGTAGTTCCACCAATACCTGTGATGTTGCCTCCAGATACCGTGATGCCTACAGGGGTGAGTTGCTCCATCACGCCTGTTCCCGCTGTGCTGCGGCCTACGATGCGGTTGGTGGCGATGCTAGTAGAAATGTCGGGTGTCGCTCCACCAGAGCTAGTGATGGGCGCGGTTGCGGTGACGGAGGTTACTGTTCCGGTAGCTGTGGAGGATAGTGTTCCACCAGTAAGAGACAATCCTGCGCCGATGCTAATCTCTTCTGCCGCGCCGACTCCTGCGGTGGTCCGTCCCAAGATGCGGGCAGTGTTCAGGGTGAGTCCCGTGGTGGCAGAGTAAAGCCCTGCGCCGATCTTGTTGTTGAAGGTAGACCAGTCTGTTGAGGAAAGTTTGCCTGTGTTCGTTCCGCTGGCTACAGGTATGTTGAATGTGTGTGTGGCTCCCGTGCTAGCGATGGTGAAGTCGGTTCCAGTGGTTCCCGTGGCGAAGAACTGCACTTGGTCTGTCAGACCATTGAGTGCTGTGATGCCAG